TCAGAAAGGTCTAGAAGCAAAAGATTTCTTTATGAAATTTTATAATGCTCCCATCAAATATATCTGCGTGGAAAACCCCATTCCGAGTTCTGTTTATGAAATGCCTAAACCTACACAGACAATACAGCCATACGAATACTATGGAGAATTGCATCCGTGGACTAAAAAGACCTGTCTGTGGCTAAAGGGGCTCCCTTCTCTTGTGCCGGTCGAAGCTGTACCTCCGCAAGGACCTTATTGTCCAAGTGGAACATCGGCTAATAAAGGCATTGTGAGAAATCGCGGTGCAGCTAAACGTGGAGAGGATGCGAAAAATAGAGCCAAAACATTCCATGGCGTCGCAATGGCGATGGCAAAACAATGGGATGAATTCTTCAAAAGAGAAAACAACAAATAAAATTTAAGCCCATCTTTTCAGGTGGGCTTTATATGTCGCAGGTGACAGCGCCGGTGTGCTGGCTGGGCTCATAATCCAGTATAGTGCGGATCGTCCCCGCAACCTGCACCCACGAAATTAGATTAAAAAGGAGGGTTCCAAACTAAAGAAATGGAAGAAAAATTTGTAAAAGATTTGGGAGGCGATTACTTCTACTGTTATTCCAGACGAACAGCATTGTTTATTCGTTCTATGGGAATTTTTTATGAAGAAATTGGGGAGCACCCTACTACGGGCTCTGTATATACAAAATTCCGTAAAACAAAGAAGCTGAATGCGATTCTTAAACTCTAGAATGAAATAAGATATCGTTTTGATGACATGACGGATGATGGAACGGGAGGTGATTGACGATGGCCAGAACTACCGCAGATAAGAAGCCTCCTCGTGTAAAAATCCCTGATTCTTGGAGCGGCGGAAAATGCATGTGCTGCGGGGAAATTTATAATGTTCGAAAAACTAATTTCTCAAAAACGCAGAGCCAGTGGTTTGCTGGGAATGACGGGTATCTTCCGTGGTGTAATGAGTGTCGAACTAAAATATTTGACTACTATGCAAAAAAGTATGGCAATGAAGATGAGGCCATTAAGCGTCTATGTATGATGTTTGATTTGGTCTATTCCGACGATATTCTCGCCATGGCTGATCGTTCTACTAAGACGTCTACGCCGAAGATCAACCTGTATATGGGGTTCTCAAATATTCGGCAACATGCTGGTGAAACCTATGATAATACGATTGACCAAGAGAAAAAGGATGCGCTCGCAGCTGGCAAGACCACTGGTACTAAGGTCACTCTGAAAATGACCAAATTTTGGGGAGCGGGGCTGGATGAGCGTGACTATCTTTTCCTTGATGAGCATTATCAGAACTTGATTACTCGTCACGAATGCAAGACGGCCGCACAGGAGATTCTGTTCAAACGTATCGCAAAGGCAGAACTGAACTGTGAAAAGGCCGACGCTACTGGCGATACCAAGAAAATCAAGGAAGCCAATGATAATCTACAGAATTTGATGGGGTCTGCTCAGATCAAGCCGAATCAAACCAATGATAATACACTAGCCGAAACGAATACGTTTGGCACTCTGATTCAGAAGTGGGAAGAAGAAGAGCCAATTCCGGAACCGTCACCCGAATGGCAGGATGTTGATGGAATTGGAAAGTATTTCAGAGTATGGGTGTTGGGTACGTTGTTGAAGATGTTCAATTTGCCAAATCCCTATCAGGATGAGTTTGATAAGGAAATGGAAAGATATACGGCACATAAACCAGAATCTGTAGAAGATGACGTTGCAGATACGAGCTTGAGAGAAGCCATTTTTGGTCCTGGTGAGGCAGGTGGTCTATCATGAATAAAGAAAAAATGTCAGATAAGGAAGTAGCGAATACTAAATCAGAGAAGATTATGAGAACGGTAGCACAAAGATGCTCTTTCTATCGCGCGAACCCAAATAGATTTGCAAAGGATTATTTAAACCTAAATTTAAAGCCGTTTCAACAAGTTCTTCTTTATCTAATGGTTCGTTGTACTGGTTTTTGCTAGATCGCGGCGAGAGGGTTAGGAAAATCCTTTTTAACCGCAGTCTTCTGCGTGATCACATGTATTCTTTGGCCTGAAAGCAAGGTGTGTATTGCTTGTAAGGTTCGCAGTCAATCAGTAAATATCCTTGATGAGAAAATCATGAAAGAAATATATCCAAACAGTCCGCTTTTAAGGTCAGAAATCAAGAAAGTGGATATCAATAACCAGAAAGCAGAAATTATATTTAAAAACGGTAGTTATATAAAAGTTGTTACGGCAACCGACTCATCGAGAGGTAGCCGCGCGACGATTTTGGTAAATAAACATGCCAGATTTTATAGAAATATAAAACCTAGACTGGGCAAAATCGGTGAATACTAAAGAATTTATTTGAAAGAAGGAATTACCACGTATAAGAGAACTAAGGAAGAGTTCCAGCAACTCTTAAACGAAAAATTTGGACCAATTTACGAAGTCATTGGCGATTACACAGACAGTCAAACAAAAGTTTGGGTGCATTGTAAAGTGTGTGGAAATGATTTTTATAAAAGCCAAATAAAATGACGTCATGTAGTGAGGGCTGCTATTTTTGTAGCAAGAAAAATTGGCATAAAACTACAGAGAGCTTTCAATCCGAATTAAACGAAAGATTTCCAAACACATACGAAGTTTTAACAGAATATGTAAAAGCTAGACAACCACTTCTTGTAAAGAGAATTCCTTGTGGACATATTTATAGAGTATCTCCTGATAATCTGTTGCGTGGAAAAGGTTGCGCT